TTCTTTAGAATGCGAACCACAGTGGTATTGGCAAGCGTCTCGTCTTCTTCTTGTTGGTTTCTCTCCAAAGCAATCACACCATCACTTAGATGGGCAATGCTCTGGCTACCTCTAAGATGTGCAAGAGACACCTCTCGTCCATCCTCATGACCTTTGTCGCCTGATGCCCGACGCAGGTGAGATACCAACAACAAACCAACTCCTGTCTCCTCTACGAGAGATCGAAGCTTTGTCATTAGAATATCAATAGATCGACGTTCATCACCATCCTCTTGTCCAGATACAAGGATCGACAGGTGATCAAGAATAATCCATTTACAATCAAGAGCCTTTGCCATAAAGCGCACCCGATTTAGTATCTCGTCGTTAGAGATAGAACCGAAGTGATCGAAGGCAAAGAAACGTCCTGTACCTACGGTAGCACTCTGCCACTTTTGTAGTTGATCAATAGAGAAAGTATCCCGTACTTCTTTGATATATAGGCGTTGACTTGCCTCAACCGACATGATGTTCAGTGCAGTGTTACGAATGCTTTCTTCCAAAGCAAGGACACCGATGTTATCGGTAGAGGTTTTCATAATGTGGTGCATTAACTCTCGAATGATGCTGCTCTTACCCATGCCTGAACCTGAAGTAAAAGTTAATAGCTCACCAGTACGCATGCCATATATCTTTTTATTCAGTCCCGTCCAAGGATAAGGTATTGTCTCACAGAAGTCTTCTTCATACAGTGTATCTCCAAGGGCATCAAGATTAATAATACCTGCAGGAGTATACGGCTCTGCTGCCCACCATGTACGAACAAAGCTTTCTTGATTGCCAGTGCGTAGATAATCAGATGCATCTTTAAACTGACCAAGCTTAACGATCTTACATTTGTGTGGCTCAAATAAACCAGCCACCTTCTCTGCTGCTCTATGTCCAGCAGCATCATTATCAAAGCAGATAATAATATTCTCAAAGGAATTAAGATAGTCAAAACTTTTCTTGCAGTCTGTCAGTGCAGAGCTAGAAGATTTGACTGACACACAAGGCCACTTGCTACCAAACATTTGATATGCGGCCATAGCATCAAGCTCACCCTCGGTGATGGTAATATATTTACCTTTAGCAGAGAACTTATTGCGACCAAACAATACAGCACCCGACATATTACCTTCAGATAAAAAGCCTTTGTTCTGTACAGTACGAATCTTTGTAGCTACCTGCGTATTAGAGTCATCATAGTATGGATAGATATGCTTGAAGATTGTACCGTTGTTGGTAAGAGTAGTTACGTTGTAAGCCTTACAAGTATCGGCAGATAGCTTACGATCTGGTATGCCAGTGATCTGACCGCTTGAGAGATTTGATGTATAAACATTTTTGATGGGCGACTGTGCCGCTTCCATGTTGTCCTCACTTCCAAAAGTTTCACAAGAAAAACACCATGTCGTACCGTCATCGTAGACTGCATTGGCATCCGACGATCCACAGTGATCACATGATGTATGGCGTAGAAATTTAGCGTTAGTTCGTTCCATAATATCTCCTCTATTTAATCCCCATACAGTTCGTAGAACTTACTGTATGGGTATTAAATAGTATGTCTCATCTGGATCGTAACCTAAGTGACGTACCATGTCAACCCTTTCTGAAATAAATTCTTCAGCTTCTCGTTTTGTTTGAAATGATAATGATTTTTCTAAGTTATCATTACCTGTTACTTGAACCATCCATCTGTCAGTCATATTTATTTTCCTCTGTTAAAGCACTCCATGAAGCAGGAAATCTACCTATGCATATCCTGTTCCATTGATCTGCAACTTCCTGTATTTCTTTTTGTGCATGAGAATCGCTTCTTAAATTATAAGCTCTTGCCCATGCATACAAAGAACCAGTTACATAATAACTTGTATACATAGATTGTGGTAACACCATTCTAGCTTGTTCAGGACAAACACCTTTGCGTAATAATTCTTCATATGTCCACAAGCTTCTTTGCATAGCTAGTTTATAGATGTCTACCATTGGTGGCGCTCTATTACCTACAGGATTTATATCAATTGTTTCTTCACTACTACCCTGCTTTGCATTATCTGCTTTAGCTCTCCATGCCTTTGGCATATAGAACTCTGGGGTATCGTCAACGTATCTCCGACTGACCTCGTTGTAGCTGAAACCTATTGTGTGTTTAAATCTTTGACGGGCTACAAAGATAGGCACAGTCTCTCTCATTGTAATTGTGCAGTGAGTAAAAGGTGTGAAGTGATTATGCTTTGCAAGATACTTTATTAATTTTGTATCCTTTTCTGTAAGCAAATTTTCTACAGGTCCAGCAGGAGTTATGTTTTCCCATTGACTTTCTTTATCAAAAGAAACTCTAGCTGCATTCACAACAGTTAAATCGTCACCCATAAAATCAATAAGTTCGATCTTCACCAGCTTCCTCCTCCTCTACTTCAATGAGTGTATCTACAAAAAACTTTTTATCAGCCATGATCTCGTCTGTCTCTTGACTAGCTAACCGCCTAGCCTCTTTGATATCATAACCTTCTTGTTGATATTCTTTTACAAGTCCTTTGTAAATACTTTTTCTATCTCTATCCCAAAGATTCTTAGCCATTTTCTACTCCATAAAATATGTGTTGGCCTATCACCATTAATTTTTTATAAGGCCAGTTAGGGTTAACATAAATTGCATGATAGTATAATGCTTTGTCAAGATGGTATAGCCTAGCTCCTTCCATAGCAAAAGTTGCTACTTTATAAGACTCTTGCATAGCATATGCATCTGAAAAGTTTTCTGGTTTGCCATCACAATAATAACTAAACTGACATTTGTTTTTAACAGGATTACCTTTCCAATATATCCCTTGATGTACAACATCACAAATGTTGGACGGAAATGCTGGATGGTCTACTCGGTTCATGATAACTGTAGCAACTGCTAACATACCAGAAAATAATTCTCCTCTTGCTTCAAAGTAAATAGCCTCTGATAAACAATCCAATTGTTTATCATATTCTAGTTCCTCAGATTTAGCAACAGCAGATTTAAATAACACAAGAATAATAAAGCCTATTATAAATATTCTCATGAGCTTAATGCCATTACTACAAGATAAGCACCTACAATAACTGTATTAATTACTATTAGTTCTATGATCATTTTAATCCTACTTTAGTTTAACTACTGATAGTTGTTCTAAAAGGTCTTCACAACTTTCTAACTTAACTTTCAAATATTCTATTTGTTTTCTCAACTCTACATTATTTTTATATTGTATGTAAAGTTGTTTGTTAAGTTCTTTAATTTCTCTCTTAGCTAATTCTAATTCACTCAACATCTCCAATAAATTCCTTTGATATTTTTTCTTTTAACAAAGATAAAGATAAAGCTAATGTAAATAGTTGTTCATTATTTTCATTACTATCAGCCATTATATCATTAGCTAAATCTATTAAGTCGTTGATATCACACAGTATTTGAGGAATAAATCCTGTATCATACTCGTTCATTTTTTTCTCTTCTGCATCAATTAGTCCTTGTAAAGTTATCCTCATTCTTAAAGGGTCTATATGTTTTATCTCTTGATTAGATAGTTCTTTTACTAAAAACTTTAGATTAGTGAGTAGTTGAAAAGTCATCTGTAAATCCTGAGTCTGGAAAATCATCATCAATTAGTTCTTCTAATATCATAAGACTTGAATTAATTTCTGTATATAATTCTGAAAAGTCTTTCTCAGATATTAGATTATTATGTGAAGAAGTTTTAACATAATCTAACACTAAATCATCTAAAGAAAGTTTACAAATATCTTTAATACTATCACCAGTATTAAGATATACAGCAACGTATAAACCATCCGCATGAATTTCAATCTGTGCATTTATCTTTCCTAATTCTAATTTAGCTTCAAGCATAGTTATTTATCCTTTTTGTTAGGGTATTCAACGCTTTCACCATGTTGGTTTAGTGCAGTAATAAAATGTGAATGATCCATTAGAACATTCAACAAAGATTGACGAGGAACTTTAATATCTTTTGCATTCTTGCGAGCTTTATCTACTGCTTTATGCAAGATATCAAAGTCCTCGTCTGAAGTATATAGTTTCATTACGCCGCTTCTAGTTCTTTAAAAGCTTTAGAACGTAACCAACCCTGTACCTTTTCCTGTCGCTTATACAAAGTATCAGCAGAACCAGATCGAGTAATAGGAAAACGACTATCGTTATGGCTAGCATAATGAGTAAGTGCAGAAACAAAAGCAAAGATATTACTGCCTCTCACTTCCCGTTCATCAATAAACTGTGACCACAACTTTGTTGCTAAACGGTTAGGCTTGTACTCTTCGGAGCCAGTAAACTTTTCTAAAACTTCTGCAACTTTTTCGGGGTCAACTTTTGTATCTGCCCACTGTTGATATTGGTCGGCAATCTCATGATACTTTACCATGCTTTGTTCAAAAGCTAATACAAAGTCATCGGGATCAAAGCTAGATGTATGACGTTTAGTAAATTTATCATAGCTGCCAGTGATCATTCCGTTGGTACAGAATGCATCAATCTCTCCAGCGTACAAGGTCATGCCATGCTTACCATCATATCCATTCTTAAAGATATATCGTAGCATAAGATTAGTACGATGACCGCTAGATGTTTCAATAGCCTTTGCTAGTTTAGGAAACCGATACTCTGACCAAGTGATAAGTCCACCTTTGCGGTAGCCCATTGTATCATTAATCTCTACGCTCTCTAGCACAGCAGGATCAAAGTAATTAATCATAGCCTTTTGAAGGGGCATGAGAACTTCTTCGTTCTCCACTGTCCGATAGCCGTCACCCACAATAGCTAAGTATCGGCCATCGTCCTGCCGTCGTATCATTCGTTTACCTACCGCTTCAGTCCGAGTGTATACGCCCATGACAGGCTCTTCATCTACTTTGAAAAATACTTCTCGGTCGGTGTTGTAGAATTGGTCTAGCATTTGTCTTCTTTTCCTTTTCAAGTTGTTTTAATCTTTCTTCGATCTTTATCTTTTCATACCTATCGTATAGGGTGCTGCCCACCGACATAATTGTCAGCGGGAGGCACCCGTTCAAGATAATTAAAATGAAAAGAAAAGTCAAGCCTTTCATCTTTTCTTTTTCTTTCTAATACCAAAGCGGTATTCGTTCTCAGTGAGAACATCCTCGACCACCCATACCGGGTGATCAAGGAACTTGTTCCCGCCTTCCATGATCTCTTCATAGAGATCGTTGTCGATAGCGGAAGCCATTACTTGCTTCCACTTGTTTACCATACCGTCACTACGACGGCGATATTCTACTTTCATAGACTTACCCTCCATAGTTTTTAAGAATGTCTTTCCAATATGAATGCACATCTTCGATTGAATGTGGGTTCAATCCTTCTTCCAGCATGTCCACTCGCACTTGATCTTCCATAGACCACTCGCCCTTTTCTTCAAGAATATAAGAGCGGATTGAAGTGAAGTCGTAGACTTCGCAGTAGGTTTCTAGTTCATTCATTAGTCTAATCCTAGTAGTGATTGTATGTACATGGTGAATACTGCTATCGAAAACGACAGCAGCACCACAAGCGGAAGATATCTATACATCTTTATACCATTCTTCCATGTCAGTCATAAAACTATTTATGTCCATCAATGGAATGTCTCTAACGTCTTCGACACCTGCAACCATGCAAATGTACGAGGCAGTCTCAGAGTCAATCTGAGAATACCTATTGTATGGTTGGTTGGCAATCATAGTTTCCACTCCCATTCTATGTTAGATCGAAAGTCTTCAAGACCTTTGGCAAGTTCTGCCATAAGGCTTGGTATTTGAGTCGCACTGATGACAATAAAGTCTTTGCCATCTCGGAGATATATTGTTCCAGTTCCGGTATCACTCACTTCAACTTCTAGCATAACTCACTCCATTTTTGGGCTTTACCAACAATTATAATCTCACTATCTGTTTCAATCCAAACATGAGCGCCACAGGATAGCGGTTTATCTGGACTATACCGTATTCGGCATGGTCCGTCAATAATAATATCTTTAGCATAGATATTATCTTTGCTTGTCTTGCAAGTCAAAGGCGGCTTTCTTGTGCCGTTTTTGCGGTTCTCCTTAATGATATGCTGGTTTACATGGACGATTTTCTTCATAGATATACTACTCCAAAGTTATCTCAAGTAAGGTTAGGGCAAACCTTGGGTGGTCAGTCCAAGGTAGGCTTTGACCCGCTGAATAAACAGCACCTTTCCCGGATAGGCATAGTCGCCATCTCGGTTTTATTCGCCCTAGCCTTACTTCAGATAATTACTGCTATATATAGTTCGTAAGAACTCCACTATATATAACAGTAATTACCTCCAGATTGTTTGTGTTTAGCTTTACGGCTGTAAGTCTTTTTAGACTTAACAACCTGCCGCTTGAACTGCGGCAAGCTCAAGGCATGAGCCTCAAGCCTTCTTTGTTTTATTTTTATTTTCATTCTATTACATCCTCGCTATATATATTATTAAGTGTTATTGGTAGCCATGTTTCTCCGCTTGTTTCTTTTTTCTTTATTTCAACAGATTGAACATCGCCATCATCAGATGTATATAAACTAATATATAAACCTGATAAATCTATTTCATGATATTTCATAGCCTTTCTCCAAAATTATTCATGTATGATAGAGACATTATTATACTACAGGATGCTGCCGTTAGGCAACACCCCGTAGTAAATAATTTAGTGATCTAAGAAAGTAATAGGTTTCTTAGATGACCAGCACAATCCACAAGTCCCACAGCTTTC